ACTATTCTCCTTTTTCAACACCGCAAGTAATCTCTATTCTGTGAGGTTCTACAGCAATCGCAACAGCCTCACGATTTGCCATACGGGACTCTGTTGGCAAAGCGCAGTATCTATCAACAGTAGTCTTAACCGCTGATACAGAGTTACAAGAGGCCATAAACAACAAGCCAATGGCAAATAGGATTCTCACATTAACCTCCGATATAATTAACAACAAAAGCCGTAATAGCAGCAAAACAAACCCAAAAAATGCGCTCAACAAATGCCTGGCTAATCTTCTCATTTAACTGTGAAATTTGCTCATCCATGTGTTCAACCTTTTGTTCTATATTTGTTTGACGGTTGAATACAGTAGTCAGGCGTTCTTCAACTCTAGCTAAGCTAATAACAGCCTTTTGAAGGTCATCCAGTTTATGCTCTATCCTTGAAAGCCTATCCTCTGACATTTACTCATCCTCTTGGCTCTGTAGGCCATACTACGTTATGAGGAAATCCATCTTGTGCTGGAACATCCCGTAGTGCTTGACGATATGTAGCCCAATCTGCTGACATGGTTACGTCAGACAAACCCATCCAATCTGTGTCTTTTAGTTTCTGGTCGCGTTCAGACCTGACTGCTCTTGCTTTTTCAGTATCCAGTTGAGCCTGATATGCGGCCTCATGTTCCGCCTTAGTGGTAGTAACACCGTCTTCCGTTGTATCGGAAAACATATCTCGTTCTACCCAAGCCTGTACCCAATTGTTGTTTGAGTCCTGTTCTACACCGTCACGAACAACTACCTTATAGTCTCCAGTAGTGTCGGGCTTGGGTGTTTCTAATACTGGGTCAATGCCTAGCGTTTCATAGACGTTGCTATTCCACACCTTTGGCAAAGAAACATTTGGATTGAGTTTGCGGAGTTCGCCTTGATTTTTGACTTCACCGCTTGAACGTACTCTGTATTCCATAAGTCACCTATGCTATTGCTAAAAAGATGTACTTTTCGCCAGACTGATTGGCATCATTTGCACCAGATAATTGAAACCCGCTGTTTTCAGGGTCAATGTAGTCTGTGCTAGTTGTTTCCGAACCTGCGTTATTCCAAGTTTGATACGGGTCGTTGCCTGAAACAATCCCTCTGGCATGGTCCCATATAAACCAATCTCTAGCGTTGTCTCTGCTCTTTATCATTACGAATCTAGCTCCTGCGCTAAATCCGCAATCAATCGTATTCACCGCCCCTGTTCCTGTGTATATGCCACATTTGCTAACTCCAGCTAAAGTAGCAAACATCAAAGCTATATATGTTTTACTGGTTTCATTTGTGTAACTACTGCTTGAAGCACTTAAATTGATTGCACTAGCAGTAAAAGATGTAAATTTAGATGAGTAGTTAGATGAACTCTCTGCGGCATTTGTATTCAAAAACATAGTTGATTGCGCCGCAGTAGATGCGACAAGCCAACTGTCTGCTGGACTTCTTGTCTTAAAAAATATTAACTCTGGAGCAACGCCTAAGTTATGCGACAATGCTCTTGCACTGGAGTTACCTGTGTAAGCTATAACGTCAAAATACCCTGCGGCACGTTTGAAAAACCAATTGATGTATGTATAGGAACTGCTATTGATATCTGCATCGGTTCCAACCGTCATACCATCTTGGTCAAATGACGTTATTACATTAGTGCCAGAGGTTCCCTCTGCTGTTGTGCTGTATGTTTTTAATTTCTTACGATTGCTTTGTAATCTTGTATAGCTAATAGGCTCAATCGCTGCGTTTCTTCCTTGAGTAACAACCCAATCAAGCGGAAATCCACAAGTGATAGAAGTGTCTGCTGTACTGTTGCCGCTTCTTGCTACTGCTTTAAAAACTTCTGTACCCGCTTCAGGAGTCTTCATAGGTCTGCGAATTGCTATGTAGATGTATGTTTCACTCGCTTCTCCAACTTCACTACTAGCACCTGAAGGAATAGTAAAACCAGTTGCTGTCAGTATTACTTCTGTAGTAGAGTTTCCTTCAACCTCAGCAGCACTGCTATTTGCTGCTAGGTAGTTATCGTAAAATACACTTCTTGCTGTTAAACCACGCATTGAATCAATTATTGTCCAAGTATCTGCGCGTTCGGTATTTTTTATCATCAACCATTGAGGCTCAAAACCAAGATTTACATCAACGTCTGCTCCATCTGAGCCTAAATAACTCCCACACTTAATAATCGCCTCATCACTATTATCACCAAATGATTGAGCATTTGAATCATCGCCATCACCAAAAAAATAAGCGACATAAGTGCTTGTTGTATTGGCATCTGTGAAAAATCTTGCAGATGAAGATGTCTGTTGAGATATAAATCCTTGCCCTGTTAGTTTTGCGGCAGTAGTGTTTAATTTAATGATGTCATTTTCACTAAAACTCTTATGCCAAAAATTCCAGTCACCAGTGCCGTTTGTTTCTTTATACACGACAGCGCCAATGTTGCAGCTTAAGTCGTGATTAACGGTAACAAACTGGTCTGATTCAGCAGTGAATGTTTTTACATCAAAGAAACCTGCTTGTTTCCTGAATGACCAAGAAACGTAATCTTGAAAACCATCATTCACCATCGCATTAGAGGTGTTAATGGTAAAACCATCAGAATTAAAAGTTTGCCCAAAACTCTCTGTCGCTTCAGCGCTAGTCGTGTTGGAGCTGATATAGTCGTTCGCGCCTCTTACAGTATCCATCAAGACATGGTTGCCTGTACCTGTTCTCGATTTAATCCAAAGAAGCCCACCTTCGCCACTAAAGTCTATGCCGTTTGTAATAGTGTTTGCCGTTTGATTTCCATCATAGATATGTGTTGAGAACACGTCCTCTACATAGATGGATTCTCCACCTGCTGCACCTGCTGCTGCTTGTATTAGCTTTTTACTCATTATGCAAGAGCCTGTCCTGCTGTGAAGCCGTACCAAGTCGTTCCACCGTCATGCGTTATGAATACAAAGTAATCAACTGCACTGGCAGTAGCTGTTAACGTGGGTGCTGTCGCACTGGGCCAATCAACTGCTGTGGGCCACGTTACTGTGTAGCCTGAAGCACTAGCATCCTGTACTAGCTTTAAAGTAAACGAAGATGCCTTACCGCTCGATGCTGGATTGCTAAATGTAAATGTAGTGTTCTCAGTTAAAGTATGAGAAAAATTCGTGCCGTCTTGCAAATTGCAAGTAGTAGCGTTAGAGCTTGAAGTGACCGCTGTGTACTCTTCAGATATGCCGTTATCAAAGGTCACTACACCGTTAGCATCTGCTGTAACGGCTTTAGAAACTTCTGTAGTTCCTAGAGTTGTGATGTCTAGGTAGTTAATCTCTGCTGTAGTAGCGGTTACTCCATCTAACAGGTTAAGTTCTGTTGCGGTCGATGTAACACCGTCTAGAATGTTTAGCTCTGTAGCAGTAGCAGTAACGTCAGATATTTGACTAGCAGTAATACTAGTAGCTGTAGGAGCTACGTTCTGCCATGCACTACCTGTATACACCCTCATTACGTTAGAAGTTGTATTGAAGTAAATAGCACCAGCAACCAGGGCATCACCGTCATTGTCTAAAGCAGGGTCGCTAGTCTTAGTGCCCAAATAACGGTCATCAAAAGAATCGTAAGAGTTAGCAGCATTTGTGGCTGAAGTAGACGCATTTGACTCAGAAGTTGCTGCATTTGATTCGCTAGTCGCTGCATTTGACTCAGAAGTTGCTGCATTTGCAGCACTTGTAGCCGCAGCCGTAGCGCTACCTAAAATAGAATCTACATAACCCTTTCTGGTTAAGTCATCATTAGCAGTAGGTGTAGCAGTTGAAGTAGCTTTATTAGAGCCAAGAACTATATTGCCTGTCATTGTCCCGCCAGCAAGCGGAAGCATAGTATCGGCATAGGCTTTAGTGGCTGCGTCTGTACTTACAGTAGGAGTACCAAGACCTGTAATCTTATTCGTACCCATAGCAATAGCACCAGTCATAGTGCCTCCTGCTAAGGGAAGTTTAGTAGCTATAGAATTAGTAATAGTGGTTGAAAAGTTAGGGTCATCACCTAGAGCAGCCGCTAACTCATTCAATGTGTCTAATGTGCCTGGAGCAGCATCAATTAATCCTGATACTTCTGTATCAACATAACCTTTAGTCGCAGCATCAGTAGAAGCAACAGGTGCTGACAAATTAGTTAAAACCGTATTTGTAAAATCTACAGTTCCGTTAACTACCAAATTGTTAACAGTGGTAGTACCAGTAGAAGCAGTTAAGTTTCCTGTAACGTCACCTGTTATATTGCCAGTAACATTACCTGTCACGTTACCAGTTACATTACCAGTCAACGCTCCAGCAAAATTCGTATTAGCAGTAATTAAAGTGCCTGTGATTGCTTGAGGTGTAGAGCCTCCAATCACCATTCCATTTACCGTACCACCTGTGAGTACAGCATTAGAAGAATTTAGACTTGAGTTAGCAGTAACTGTACCAGTAGCTGTAATAGCACCAGTTGTTACTGAAGAAGGATTCGTACCAATTTCGATAATTGCTGCACCTGAGTCTTCAGTAAAAAGTCTTTTATCTGAAGTATTTACAGCAAGCTCGCCTTGAACTAAGTCAGTCGCTAAAGGAACGGCCGACGCAGTGGAGGAAAACTTAGTAATAATCGTAGCCATCTATTTCACCACTTAACTTTATCTGCCCAGTAAGCTGCTGAACATTTACCTTTGGCAATGTTCTTTGCATGACGCGCTTTAAAAGACTTCCTCCTCGCCTTTTCTTTCGCTGTCTTTGGATTTTTGCCAGCACCTTTAACGCCTTGCTGACCAAAACGAATTGTCTTAATACTTCCATCCCCACACTTAGCTACTACAACGTGGCTTTTAGTGGGGTGATTAGGAGTCCTCTTAGGTTTATTAAAACCAGAGACTCCGACTCTTGCTAATCTTGGGTCTTTCTTTTTCATAAAAAAACCAGGGGGCATTAAGCCCCCCAGTTTGTCCTAACTTATACGTCAGGCACACAGAGAATGAACCCGCCCTCTGGACGATGTGCTTGAACACCGTAAAGGGTGTCAGCAGTGTACAGAGTTGACAGGTACTCTTGCTTGTACTGAGTCTGAGAGCGAACGCTCATCTGTTCAGCAAGAATAAGTGCATCCTTGTGAATGAGATATGCACCACGAACATCAGCAGTTGCACCAGTAGCAGTGTTGCTAGTGGAGTCTTCAATGAGTGGGCAGTTAGAAGAAACGTAAACATCAATTCCATAAACAGAGCCAATCAGTCCAGATTGAACTGTAGACCCTTCACGGAAATCAGATGATACATAACGCTCAGTACCCATAATTGCAGAACGCAATGCGGGTGGAATGACAAAAGCGCGGTCAGTCATTGGTACATCATTATCATCCATCAGCTTAATTAGCTCACGGAAACCAGCGTCAGTAAATACATCAGCAGGCAATACGGTATCGTCAGTGTAAGCAGTCAGACCATTAGATGCGTCCACAAAATAAGTATTCGCACTTTCCCAGGCTGTACCAGTACAAGTACCACTTACAGGAACAGTCAGGTCAAAAGTACCACTACCAAAACCAGTTCCAGCGCGGAATAAATCATCATCAACCTGCTTCGCCAGAGCGTAACCAGCATCTTCAGTGTAGAACTGTCGAAGTGAGGCTAGACCTTGCACTTCAACAATATCTTCAATCAGACGAGAATACTCGTAGTGACGGTTGATAGTGATAGTAGTTTCACTTTCCAAGTTAGCTTGCATGGTAACTGCGGTTGCTTCTGATTTAGCATTTGCGCTACCACGAGTGGGCTTTGGAATGTGGATAACATCACCCTTGTTACCAGACATAGCCATGGTTTTAACAAGGGGAGCCATTTTTAGGGATTTTTGATAAGCAGCAATTACTTCATCAGACCATATTTCAGGTACAAAAGTTCCCGCTGCGGTTAAATCTACAGTTGCGTTTGCAGTAAAAAACGCACCAGATGTTTCACCAGCCATTTTAAATTACCTCATCTTACGCGCTTCTCCATATAAGCCTTTCTAATTTCAGGCTCCATACTTTGATAACGCCTTGGGTCAGTCTTCATAAGTTCAATAATATCTGCCCTTCGGTATATTTTTTTAGACGGCGCTTCGGTGCTACCCTTAGCCCCGCCTGTAGAAGCTCGCTTAACAGTATCCTTCCTGGCCTCAACCTCATTCTGAACAGCAGTTTCAGAAGACTGCCTAATTTGCTTCCATTGAGAAAACAAATCATCAGCAGCATAACTATCATACTGTTGGTCAGCACGAGCTAGAAGTTCCATTCGGATATTACTGCCCTTAACCCAGTTAATAAATTCTGGACTTTGGATAATATCCTGCGCGTCTGGATGCTTGTTAATTAAGTCCTGTTTAGCTTGTTCCTGCTTCATCCGTAAAGTATTTTCTTGAACCTCCTTAATAACAGGGTGGTTCGAAATCTTACTTTCTACAGCTTTGTCAGGGTCAGCAAAAAAATCTACCTCTTCGGCAGGTTCAGGTGCTTTTGTTTCTGACTGTTTAAGAATGAAATCGTCTACTATCTTTCGTAATTCACCAACTTCGTTACCTTGGCTTCCCAGTCGGCTTTGAGCCTCTTGGTGCATCTTGATAAGTTCTGCTTGTGTCTTACCTTGATATTCAGGTGGAACATCTGCTACCCCTTCAGTTGCTTCTACCGTTTCGGTTTCAGCTTCTTCTTGGACGTTTTCTACCTGTTTGCTTTCATCTACCTCTACTGGGTCAATTAGTTTTGCCATTATTAAACTCCGTTAAGACCGACTCTAGCTACCCATAAGGACTATTGTTCGGCTGCCTCACGTTCTAATTTCATCTTCTGCTCTCTGGCACGAATCCACTTATCTGTTGCACCTGGAAAATGTCCAGAAGTGGGGTCGAGAATACACCTGACAGCAGAGATGACCTTTGTTGCTACCTCATCACACTGAGGACAATCAATCTCTTTGGTTCCTCTTTCAACAAGTTTTTCACTCAAGTGACCATACTTGCATTTAAACTCAAAGAGAATCATTGCTCCCCTCATTCATGTAATGTTCAACGGTAGACTCCATATTTAGCAAAAAAGCCAAGATGTTTAACTGTCCTTTACGGAAATTCAAATCATCATTGTCTTTTGTTACTTCTACAGAATTTATTTGGAGAGCATTGTTTTTAAGCTCTTCCATTAATACTTTCCAGCCTTCGGTTCTAAACATATCACCCAAGGCTCTGTAATGCTTCTCTGTTTCCTTATCCACCCTTTATTGCGTTAATGCCTTGGCTGTGTCCAAGTTTAAACGCCTTTCCTCCAATAATTTATCAGTTACTTTCATTCGCCTTTCAAACTCTTTATCGTCTTCAGTACCAGCCTTCAAATTAGTAGAAATAGCCTTAATCCTGTCATTTTCAAGTTCAACAGGAATTGCTTTAGTTTCTTGAGTAATCTTACTGGCTCTAGCCTGAGATTCAGCAGCCTGTCCATTAAGCGCGTTAGTCTGAGACTGTTGAAACTCAAGTTGTACTTGCTGTGCAATTTGAGCCGCTTGCTGTTGTTCAGGGTTAGGCTGAGAGGCTTGTTGGATAACCTGAATCAGTTGCTCTCTATTAGAAATGTTCATGTTATCTATAATTGATTGAATTAATACCGGATACAAAGGTGAATCAGAACCCATGGTCTGAAGCAGTTGTACTAATTGAGTAACCTCATATTCCCTAGCAATAATTCCAAGAGAAGAAATAACTTCAAACTTATAATCGTTAACAGGATAAATTTCAGGCTCAAACTGCATATACCTGTGTGCTACTTTTGTTACGAATGGTATCAAAAAGGATTCTTGGAAGTTAATAAGAGTTCTCTTATGCCTCTTGATGATTGCACCAAGAGACATAGAGATGCCAGCAGCAGTAGCCTCACCGTTAATAGAACCTGGAATACCAGCAGAATCTATTGCTCCAGTAGCGGTTTGAACCATCTTTTGTAGTTCATTGGCTTGAGCAAAAGTAATTTGAGAAACTTGACCAAAGTTAAAAGGCTGTAAGACTTCTCTTGGGTCGCCATTAGTTAATAAAATTTTACCTGGTCGAACTTCTGGCCTTGCTCCCCTTGGTAGACGGGTAGCATCCATAGCCATCATCGGATGAACAGTTAAAGCTAGAGCATCAATTCTGGCTCTTAATTCAGCATCTAAAGCCTTTTGAGAGTTATATCCTTTCTCACAAATGCCCCTACCCCAAAACCTTCCAGGGACTATATCCCACGGAAAAGCAATAACAGGTCTATCGCCCATCATGTAGGGGTTTCTTTCTATTTTAAGTAGAATGCCACCGTTAGCTACTACAACAATACATTCAACGTAATGCCCATCCTCTTCATCAATTTCAAAGTCTTCTTTACCTTCAACTAGATACTTAGGGACTAAACCGTAGTATTTAGTAAGGCGCACCTTCTCATCTGGTTGGTCAGTAAGCTCAGGGTCAGGGTCTAGGTCAGAATCTTGATAAGCAAATGTAATGTCTACGTCTTGGTAAACACCACTTTCTTGCAGTAATTCAACTTGGTGATAAGGAACGTACTCATCAATAGCAACACCTATAGCCTCTTCAATGGAAGTAGCTACGGGGTCTATAAGAAAATTCTGTGGTAATACTGGTCTTAATTTACATACGGTTCTTTCTGCTATGTTCACCCCTACCGCTTGCATCTGCCCTTCCATTATCGGTTGGGAAGCTGGTTTCATTTCTTTTTCTTCTTCCAGCACTATTTCTGCAATGCCAGTTCCATATACGGCAGCGTTTATCAAACACTCTGCAACGCCCTTTCTAGCTTTGTTCTGCTTGAAATCTTTATCTAACTGCTCTCTAAGATAAACAACGTCTTGAGGCTCACCATCCCTTAAATCATCCTTAATATCAAAAAACCTTCCACGCCCAAAAGTAGCTTCCTCAATCTCAGCTACAGCAGATTCTACGGC